ACCGGCACAATTACCTACACCCAGACTTGCACGTGGATCACAAGTCAGAACATCCTCGACTGGCTCGGCATAACTGTCGCGACAGCTGGAGACCAAACCTTCACGACAACTTGTGCTGCAGCTGCTAACGCATTCTGCTACAGGCGCAGGCAAGAAGCCGGATACATTGACTCACTGACCACAGTTCCATCTCAAGATGTGTACCTCGGCACCGTGATGTACGGCGGAATGCTTTACAAATCCCGCGGGACCGTAGATGTATTCTCGAGCTTTCAAGACATGGGTCAGACACCGGTTGTCGGAATGAACGGTCAGATCAAACAACTCCTAGGCATTGATCGCCCAGCCTGCGCATGACAGTCTCCAACTACACCGACCTCTTCAACAATGCGATGAGCGCACTGGGGACAAAACTTGCCACAGCAACATCCTTGCCGATCGTGACGGACCCCCGAAACTTGCGACCCCCGTGTGTTTACATTTCGGCACCATCGTTCACAATGTGGAACTACAACATTGCAAAAATGACCTTTCCAGTCCAGATCATCTCAATGGGTCCCGGCAACTCGGATGCTTTGGGTAACATCTTGAACATGGCTGCAGCAGTAATGACCGCAAATGTCGGAGCAACATCAGGATCCCCAACCAGCGTGGATGTCGGTGGCGTAGTCCTGCCAGCATATGAGATGATGATTGAAGTGCAGGCTCAGACCGCATGAGCTACCTAATCGCATCAGACAAGCTTGGCAAGATCGGTGATCTGTACGTGGCAAAGGCTGGGATCAATGTTGCAGCGCTTCTTGCTGGTGGCTTCATCACAGAGCTTGCTGAGGTATCAACCACAGATGAAGAAAAACCTGCTAAAACTAAACCTAAGAAAGCACCCAAGGAGTAATCATGGCAACCAGCACCTACCTCTCTAATCCAGTCACGACCGTCAACTCAGTTGATCTCAGCGATCAGTGCACCGGCGCAACTGTCAACATCAACTATGACCAGCTTGAAGCAACTGCGTTTGGTGACAGTTCCCGCAAGTATGTCTCGGGTCTCGGATCACACTCAGTCACACTCGATTTCTATGCCAGTTTCGCCGCCACGGAAACTTGGGCAACATTGAAATCACTAGTCGGCTCATCAACGACCGTGGTCGTAAAGCCAACCAGCGCTGCTGACTCTGCAACCAATCCGGGTCTGACCTTCACAGGAACCTTCTTAGCTGCGCTACCAATCGTGACCGCGCTGGGAGCTCTAGGCACAATAAGCATCACCTTCAATGGTGGTGTTTTTACTTCTGACGAAAGCTAATAACTGACCGCACATCGGTCCGACACGAAAGCGAGAAGAAATGAAACTGCACCTAAAGGTGACAGAAGAAGGCAAAGACCCATACGAAGTGACAACCAATCTGGTCACACTTGTAGCATGGGAACGAAGGTTCAAGCGCAAAGCATCAGACATGGCGAACGGGATTGGTGTTGAAGATCTTGCGTTCCTCGCGTGGGAAGCATGCAAGCAAGCCAAGATCGTTGTGCCGGGAGAGTTTGACAAGTTTATTGCCAAGCTCGACTCGGTAGAAGTGAGCGCTGAGGAAATAGAAAACCCTACCCAAGCGGAACTCACAGAAGGCTCCTAGCAGAACTGCTAGTCACACTTTCGTGGGCTCCGCGATTCTATGAGGAAGACTTTGACACTGCCGACCTACTCACTGTCACTACTGTGTTAGAAGAAAGAAACAGAAAGTGATGACATGGCAAGAACTGGCGTTCAGGTATTTGGGATAAAGGAAGATCTCAAGACGCTAAACAAACTCGCCCCAGATCTACGCAGGCAGATCACTAAGGACTATCGGGCGCTCATGCAGCCGACGATCTCAGATGCTAGGAATCTTCTTCCAGCTGGCATCGGTCAAACTGTGATGCGTGGCTTTGGTCGTAAGTGGAGACACATTTTCCCGTGGGACAAAGCCATTGCCAACAGGAATATCACAGTCAAGATTGACACTCGACGCGCACGCAAGAAGAACATGAATCTCGGCGCGCAATACGAAACTCTGAGCGCGTTCATCATCCAGCAGAAGAACCCTGCCGGCATCGTCTTTGACATCGCTGGGCGTGGCGGTAAATCCTCTTCAACTCAAAAACGTAAGGGCGTGAACTTTGACTGGAACAACACGTTAATTGAGAACATGGACAAGACTTTTGGCAAGGCTTCGCGTTCTATGTGGCCTGCAATAGAAAAGAACACAGACAACATCGAAGCTGCCATCAAACAGATCACAGAAGAAGTCGAGCGACAGCTGACGGTCGCGCTATCTAGGAGCAACATCTAATGGCAATTCGCATCCCGATCATCACAGACTTCCAAGGTGACGGACTCAAGAAAACATTCGAGGAGTTCAAGAAGCTAGAGACCAATTCCCAACGTGCCGGCTATGCAGTCAATAAGGCTTTCGTCCCAGCTGCAGCAGCGCTTGCTGGTCTTGCTGCAGGGCTTGTCATTACAGCGAAGGCTGCAGCTGCAGATCAGGCTGCACAGGCACAGCTTGCGCGCCAGCTACAAGCAACCACTGGTGCAACAGACAAACAGATCCAAGCCAACGAGGACTTTATCAGTACTCTCTCAATGGCTGCAGCGGTCGCTGACGATGAGCTTCGTCCAGCGCTTGCAAGTCTGGTCCGTGGTACTGGAGATCTAGCTTCTGCACAGGACGCGCTCAAGACCGTGCTTGATGTGTCGGCAGCTACAGGCAAGGGAGTTCAAGAGGTCGCCGACGCGGTATCAAAGGCTTATGGTGGCAACACCAAAGCAATCAAGCAACTATCACCAGAGCTGTATTCGCTGATCAAAGATGGCGCGTCAGTTGATGAGGTCATGCAATCACTTGCCAAGACATTCGGTGGCTCAGCATCCGTGGCAGCAAACTCTGCGCAGGGACAATTCAAGAGACTCTCAATCGCAATGGATGAAGCCAAGGAAGCAATTGGTGCTGCAGTCCTCCCACTTGTCAATGCTCTACTCCCAGCGCTGATCTCATTTGGAAAATGGGCGCAAGATCATGTCGGCATCATTCTCGGAATTGGCACAGCGATTGCTGCAGCTGCTGCTGCGCTTGTCACATTCAAGGTCGCCATGCTTGCAGCGAACGCTGTCACAGTCGTTGCAACCGCGCTGAACTGGGGACTCGCAGCATCAGCCACGGCAGCGAACACAGCTACGACAATTGGTGTCGGTGCAGCCGCGATTGCAGCAGGCTTAGTTGTCGCTGCCGGAGCGATGGCAGCGTTCAAGCGAAACACCAGCTCCGCAGTTGAAACCATTCGACCTATCGGACCACAGCTCAGTGAGATCAACACTCAGCTAGGCGGAACCCAAAAGGCTGCCGGGGGTGCTGGCAAAGCCATTGACAAGATGGCGGAGAAGATCAAAAAAGCTCGGCAAGAACTTGCGGATCAATTCACTGCAGCGCTTGACTCGGCAACTGCAAAACTTGACGACGCAAAGAAAGCCTATGACGACTTCAAGGAGACTGTCGCGGAATCGGTCACGGGAGAGTTCTCCATCTCTGGTGCAGCTGACGCAGCCAAAGAAGCCGGCACGACCATCCTTGCCCAGCTAAATCAGCAGGCTGTAGGTGCCAAAGCTTTCGGCTCAAAGGTCGAGCAGTTGCTTGGAATGGGCTTGTCCGAGAGCGCTCTCAGGAAGGTCTTAGAGGCTGGTCAAGAGGCTGGTAGCGCAATCGCTAATGAACTCATTTTGGGTGGCTCAGAAGCGATCACAGGACCCAATGGGATCAACCAGCTAGTGGATGACCTCAACACGGTTGCCGACATGTTAGGCACTCTTGCAGCTGACCGTTTCTATAAGGCTGGTGTGACCCAAGGTGAAGCACTTGTCCAAGGCGTGCTCGACGCAATCGCTATCGCCGAAGAGCAGCTCAAGAACCCAAACCTAAACCTTGCTGACATAAAAGCAATCGGCGCAAACTTTGCTGCTGGCACATCAATGGGCATTACGCCTGAATCACTTGGCGCACCAGCACTCACGGCAGAAGAGCGTCTAGGCATCCAAGCCGGTCGCGGTGGCACCACGTACAACATTACAGTCAGCGGTGGCATGGCAACCAGCGCAGAGATCGGTCGCATTGTAATTGACAACATCAAAGCCGCTAATCGCGCTTACGGTCCTGCAGCAATAGAAGTCCTATGACCGCATCAGTCATTGACTCAGGCACCTACAAGCTTGAAATAGACACAGGCTGGGACAGCAACTCTTTTCAACTTGACTCAACCACAAAAGGCGTGCTCAACAATACGACCTACACGCTCGGACCCGGCACGACCTACGCCGATGTGACAACAGGTGTCCTCAACTTGCGCATCTTCCGCGGACGCAAAGACATCGGAGACCAATTCACTGCCGGCACAATGAGCTTCACATTGAATGATCAGATCGCCTATGGCGCGTTCAATCCATTCAACACAGACTCAAGCACGTATGATCCTGAAAACAATCAACCGGGCATTGCACCCATGCGCAAAGTCCGCTTCTATAGGTACAACTCACTGAACGCAGCTGAATCACTCTTTCAGGGCTACATCGTTTCATACGATTACCAGTTCAGCCTTGACAACAATGACACTGTTGCTGTCGGCTGTATTGATCTGCAATACACACTCAGTCAAACCGTCCTAGACGAATGGAATGTCACTGAACAACTCTCGTCCGCTCGAATAGTTGACCTTCTTGCACTCCCAGAAGTAAATGCTTTTCAAGGTGTCGGTGAACAGTCAATAGAGACTGGTGTCGCAACACTCGGCGGATCAGCTGCATTCACTGTCAGTCAGGGAACCAACGTGAACGGCTACCTTACAAACATTCTAGACGCTGAACAGGGCAGAGCATTCGTGGACAGGTCAGGGGTATTCACATTCCAGAAGCGCATTGGCACGACACTTGCTGGGGCAGTCGTTGACTTTGGTGACAACGATCCAGCGCACACTCCCTACGATCAGGTGACAATCAATTTCGGCGCGGACAAAGTAGTCAACCGCGCAAGCGTTACCCATCTCGGGTCTTCCTCAACGCAGACCGCCGAGGACTTGGCAAGCCAAGCCGAATACCTGATCCAAGCGGTGTCCTACAGCAACAGTCTCGTGCATGACAACTCGTCAGCTTTGACCCTTGCTGAGTATCTGATAGTTCCAGACCCAACACCAGTGCTGACCAGTGTTTCATCGCCGTTCCAAATGCTGTCCAACGCTGAACGCGACACGATCGCAATCGTTGACATCGGTGACACCATCACCATAGAAAAAACCATGCAAACCAGCCAGACAACCACGACCGTCATTTCTCAGGAGTCCTTTGTCGAAGGCGTAGAGCACGTAATTACTTACTCATCACCTCATCGAGTCACTTTCTACACAACCCCGACAACCGTCTATGAGCTCTTCATTCTTGACAGTTCCACACTTGACACCATCTACGCACTAAGTTAGGAGACACTATGGGAGCAAATGCAACAACAACAGTCCCGGTCTATGTGGCAGCCGAGGTCTTGACTGCAGCCGACCTCAATATCACAAACTCTGGGATACCAGTCTTTGCAACAACCGTTACACGTGACGCAGGCTTTGGCGGTGCAGGTGAAAAAACGCTTGCCGAGGGACAATTTGCTTACATTGAAGCAACTGACACTACCCAATACTATGACGGGTCAACATGGCAAACACTTGGAGCAACGCCGGGTCTGAAAGTAGTCAAAGCAGAAACAGCATTCACCGCAGTTGGATCATTTACCGCTGACTCAGTTTTTACGAGTACCTATACAAATTATTTGATGATTGTAAACTTGACAACGGTTTCGGGAACTGGAACTTTGCAACTTAGGACGGGCGGTGTTGCTTCAACAGCAAATTATTATTATAATCAGATAGTTGGTTCTGCAGGAACATTGAGTAATAACTATACGGCTGCAGGAGCGTCACTTGGTCTCGGAACAGTGTCAAATAATGTGATCATCCCGATTGAAATTTACGGTCCACAGTTAGCAGCCCCAACATCGTTCTATGCTAAAAATCACCAAGGCACTACAGCAGGAAACCAGTGGATTATTTCTGGAAGCCATAACGTATCTACCGCATACGACGGAATTGCAATGTCATTCACAACTGGCACAGGCACATACACAATCTACGGATACGGAAAGAGTGTTTGATCATGATTATCAACGATAACGGCATAGATCGCGAAGCAACTGTAGAAGAAATTGAATCATGGAAAAGTCAGCAAGCCGAAATTGACGCAATACAAAAAAGTATTGATGACCGCAAGAAACAAAAAATAAAAGTTTTAGACAAACTTGGTCTTACAGCCGAGGAATTGCTTGCATTGTTGTCGTAATGAAATGGCGTTACCTGCTTGGCTACGGCGCGCTAATTGCAGTCGTGTTGTGGGGATGTTCTGGTTGCTCTGATCGTGGGCGCATGAATTGCATTCGCACCAAAAACAAAGCACTGACACTGACCACAGAAGTCGCGGTCGGCGGTGGTCGCTGTGGCTAGGTACACCAACGACGAAATCAAAGCACGACTCATCCTGATCGTCGGCATAGGTCTGACATGCGCTTTTGTCGGCTCAATCTTCACCCTATTGTACGGGCTTCTATTCGTGACACAGCCTTTGGAACAGGCACCCAATGACGCAGAAGCATTCTCAGTCCTGAACCCAATGCTCATGACCTTGAGTGGCGGTCTAATAGGATTACTCGCATCCAACGGACTCAAAAACAAATCAAAGGATGACCACCATGAAAGCTAAAGACAAAGCCATGATCGCCAGCTACCTTCGGTCAGTAGTCGGAGCACTCATTGCGGTCTATTCCACCGGCACCACAGACCCACGCGACTTCGGCAAAGGCGCAATCGCAGCAATCATCCCCCCGTTGCTCCGCTGGGTGAACCCTAAAGACTCGGCATTTGGTCGTGACAATAGCCAAAGCTAAAGCGGGCATCCCTAACGCTAGGGACTACATCGGCAACGCTGACGGAGCATCACCAGCACCACGTGCAGGGATGGATGAATGGATCAAGCAAGCAATCGCAGCTTCTAATGGCGCGCTTTGGAACAATGGATCTTGGGGTCAGCGTGACATGCGCGGGAAGCCCGGATCGTTATCGGTTCATGCAACTGGCAGAGCTGTAGATCTTTCGTATCGCAAGAGCGAAAAGAACCCTAAAGCTGGACGCAAAGAAGCGCTGATCTTCATTGACAAACTTGTCGCGAACGCTAACGATCTCGGATTGCAGTGCATCCTTGATTACTTCCCAGAACCACAAGGTCGAGCATGGCGATGTGATCGCTACGCATGGCAGAAGTATGACAAGCCAACAATCCACGGCGCACCCGGCGGAGACTGGTTTCACATTGAGATCACACCACAAGCTGCAGACTCGGTGATCTGGGTAAAAGCTGCATTTCTAAAGGTGTTCGGGGAAATCCCACCCAAAGCTTGACCCATGCCCTAAGGTCGAATTACCGACGGAAGGCAAGTGAATATGAGTGAGCCACAGATCTTTGATTACAGCGTCTACATCGGCGTGATGGATAACGGACAAGAGATCCTTGTGCAGATCTTCACAGACCCCAACTCGGGAAAATACCTAATGGGACAAATTGCATTCAGATCGCACGCTTCATCTTGGGGCGTGCCCATACCACTGGAGAAAAGATGAACTACTTTGCAGAAAAATTGATCGGGCTAGTGCTTTGCACAGTATTCGGGATTACGGCTCTCACAGGGGCTCCGAGCGCGTCTGGTGCACCTTCTAGCACTATGCCTGTGGTTCGGGATTACATCATTGAACCGACCACGACCACCAGCTCCACGATCTACATAGATCCCTACTCGACAGCCTGCGAACAATTCTCAGCTCTTGCCATCAACCTCGGCTGGGACCCAAATCAGCGCACAGTGCTTGAATCAATCATGCAGCGCGAATCAAACTGCACGCCGAACGCAATCAACCGCAAAGACCCCAACGGTGGCTCACGTGGACTGCTCCAGATCAACGGCTCATGGCACAAATGGCTCATCGGTAAGGGCATCATCACCAAAAAACAAGATCTGTTACAGGCTCGGACTAACTTGCTCGCAGGATTAGAGATTTACAATTACGGCATGGAGCGTTACGGCTTCGGCTGGGGACCTTGGAGCGTGAAATGAGCGAAGGTGTGTCATTCAATCAGGGTGAACTAACAGAAGAAACACGCAAGCTTGTAATGGAGTCAAGTGCATCTGCATCACACACAATGGCGATGTTCGGACTCATTGACGAGATCATGGCAATCAGCAAAAACCCTCACGCATCAATTATCCGCCGGCTACGCACAATGAAAAATTCACTTTCATTGAATGATCCGATGCCACTCTACGATGTGACTACACTCGACTTAGCAATCAAAGCGCTAGAGGCGCACTCATAGAAAAGGCATCCGACATGTCCGACAACCAGCCAGAACTATTCAACATCACGACCGGTCTTGCCGGCACAAAATATGTGCCCAATGTTGACCGCAATGTGATCATCGTTGCAAAGAAAGCGCATCCAACTAGCGCGAATGCAGCGATCAAGGCTTACCCAAAGTCAGGGTCAAAGCGTCAAAAGATTTACAACGCGATTAAACTCTTTGGCGGTCTTACTGATGAAGAAATTGAACGCACATTAGAAATGGCGGGCAACACTGTCCGTCCGGCACGTGTATCACTTGTTCGTGATGAGCTTGTCATGGACTCAGGTCAGACACGCAAAACAATCGCAGGCAATGACTCAATCGTCTGGATCGTGTGCTGATGGGCTTTGATCTCAGCAATTACGAGACCGTAGAGCAGCGCTTAGTCCGCTGGTGGGCTGCATACCCTGACGGACGCATTCAGACCACAATGCTCAACTACACAGAGAATGTGTGCGTGTTCTATGCCCAGCTTTACGCACACAAAGAAGACACAAACCCGATCTCAACAGGTTATGCAGAAGAAGTCAAAACGGATCGCGGAGTCAATGCGACATCATTCGTAGAAAACTGTGAGACGAGCGCCATTGGACGCGCCATCTCAAATTGTCCGATACAAGGACAAGGCACAGGTCCAAGACCTTCTCGACAAGAGATGGAAAAAGTAGCTCGGCTGGGGGGCAACCTAGCGCCCACAACTGATCGCCCAGCCGGGCACACTCCATCAGGCGCATTCGCCACACCAAAGCAACTCGGCTACATCAAGAAGCTTGCCAAAGACGCAGGGCTAGACGATCTCAGACTCTTAGAGCTCATCCAACGCACACTCAATAGTGATGAAGCGGTCCTAGAGCTCTTGAAGTCACATGAAGCATCAGCAGTAATTGAAGCCTTGAAGTGATCTATGTGGCATTCAACATCATCGGAATCATCATGGGTGTGTGGATAACTGTGCTTGTGTGCATGAAAGAAAACAAATGAAGCCCGATCTGGCGATGAGTGAAGCCGACCTCAAAGAGATCGTGATCAGTGTTGCCAAGCGTTACGGCTGGCTCATCCACCATGATCTGCCGGCACAGAACTCACGTGGACGCTGGCTCACCAATGTGCAAGGCGACGCAGGCTTCCCAGATCTGATCTTGCTGCATCCCATCTCAGGCAAGTTGCTCGCTGTAGAGCTCAAAGCTGAGCGCGGAAAGGTCTCACCATTACAGAAGCGATGGCTCATGGCATTCGATGCCGGCTCACACTTCAATAGCGTCTGGAAGCCCTCTGATATGGAGTACATTCTCTACACTCTGAGCAACTTCCAGCTCTAAACAATCGGCTAGTCGCATGACCTACACCGTCGCAAGGTG